TTGCGGTTAACGGATTGACTTTGGATTTAGAATTTGAAAGTTTAAGAAGCGAGGAGGAAGTAGTTGTAAAGGCTCCCGTTGTTACTCAATTGGCAGCGCAGCACGTTTGTTGCTCAAAAGACGACAACGGACTTTCGGAAGTAGCCGACGCGCTTATCGAGATGGGCGAAATCGTTGACGAGGATGAGTGGGAGGAAGTAGACGCTATTCCAGTGCGTGGCGATTTAGAGATTAACGAAATTACTTTGAATTTAGCCAAGTCGTTTGCGAGTTTTCCTAACGTAACAAGCGAGCAGGACACGATGTTGTTTAAAATCCGCTATACTTACGCAGGTAGTGCAACTCCTCAACGTGAGTTTTGTAAAAAAATGATAAGCGCAGGGCGTACATACCGCAAAGAAGACATCGTTTTGGCAGGCTCAAAAAGAGTGAACGAGGGATTTGGACCTAATGGAGCCGACACTTACGATATATGGTTGTATAAAGGATCGGTAAATTGTCAACATTTTTGGATGAGAAAAATCTATTTGCGCAAAAATAATAAGCAAATAGGAATAAATGACGCTCGAAAAATGATTTTAGACCTCGATCCAGCAGACCGACCAATGGCAAAATGGCAACAAAATGATGCTGAGGTTGCTCAAATAGCATCAAAAGAAAACAATTATTGGTCATTAACTCCAAACTATCGTCAATAAATGGCAACTATTATACTACTTAAAGAGAACGAGCTTACAAAAAACACCCTACTTGGGGGAAATTTGGACATAGATTTATATATTCCCTGCATTGCAGATGCCCAAAGGACAAGGCTTGAGGAGATTTTAGGGGAGACATTATACAATAAGATTTGCGACGACTTCGATAACGACGATTTAAGCGGAGATTATTTAACTTTGTACGAAGATTATATCAAACCTTTTTTAATCTCGCAAAGCGCAGTAGAGTACCTCCTAATCGGCGCCTATAAAGTAAACAACAACGGTATATTTAAGGCGCAACCTGATAACTCGGTGGCGGTTGACAAAACCGAAGTTGACTACTTGGTAAATAATATGCGATTAAAGGCTGAGATGTATCAAAATCGTATGGAAAAGTGGCTTATTAAATTCCACTTACCCGAATATGTAAGCAGCTCAAATAATATAGTTAACCCAATCCGCAACCGAATGATTTGCGGCAAATGGTATCTCGATAACCCATATTAAAATATATGCGCAAGACCGACAAACGAACAGAAGAGAACATCAAAAAACTTAAACTATTTTTAAAAAATGGCATCGACACTAAACTTTTCGACCAAAAGGGGCGACACGTTCAAAAAGACGGACTTTCAAATAAACGTTAACGAGGTACCATTAGACCTTACCGATGGCGATGTACGTATGCAATTGCGTAAAGAGGCTGGAGGCGTTGTTGCTTTGGAGGTGCCAATTACTATTTTCGACGCAGTAAACGGCGAGTTTTGTATCGATGAGCAAATAATCGACATTCAAGCCTGCACCTACAAATACGACATTCAAATCACTCAAGAGAGTGGCGAGGTTGACACTTGGATAAGTGGACTCTTTACAGTAACAGACGATATTACACGATAAGCATGGCTGACAATGTAAATATAATAGTACAAGACACAATCAACGACATCGTCGTAAATGCAGCGGTTGTAGTTGAGACAATCGACATCAACGTACAAGCTGCGGTTGACGTGGTTGACATCGTAGCAAACCCGAACAATTACGTTGTAAATATCAATCGTATAATTGGCGAGCAGGTGCAGTCGGATTGGACACAAACGGACAACCAAGCTCCCGACTATATTAAAAACAAACCGACTATCCCTGCGGCTCAAGTCAATTCCGATTGGGATGCAACGAGTGGCGTGGCTGAGATTTTAAACAAGCCTACAATTCCTACAAAAACAAGCGACCTTACTAACGATGGCGAGAATGGCGTTGATCCGTTTATAACGGCAGCGGACATCCCTCCAGTGACTGGCTTTGTTCCTTACACAGGCGCGACTGCAAACGTTGACTTGGGCGAGTATGAATTAAAAGCGGGGCAACTAACTTTGGACACATCGCCAACAGGTACGGCAGCGGTTGCGACAACACGATGGAACGATACAATCGGAAGCTCCGAGACTACTTTAAAAGGCGGCACGGTTGTGCTAAAAAATGGGGTTGATTTAGTTGCAAGAGTAGTAAATAAAGTAACGCCAAACGCAACGTTATTACGTGCAAATTATACGGCGGTACGTATAAGCGGGGCGCAAGGTCAACGATTAGCCGTTGCATACGCCCAAGCCAATAACGATAACAATTCAGCCGATACGATTGGACTTGTTTGCGAAAATATAGCCACAAATCAAGAGGGTTTCATTATGACAATGGGACAATTTGAGGAGATTAACACAACGGGGAGTTTACAGGGCGAAACGTGGGTTGATGGGGATGTACTTTATTTATCGCCTACAACTGCGGGACGATTGACAAACATCAAGCCAACGGGCGTAACAGGTCACATTGTTGTGATGGGTTACGTGGAATACGCTCACGCTAATCACGGAAAAATCTACGTTAAGATTATGAACGGGTGGGAGCTTGATGAGCTGCATAACGTTTATATAAATTCGCCTGTAAATAACGAGGGGTTGTTTTACGACTCAGCGGATGCGGTTTGGAAAAATAAAACAATTGCAACGGCTTTAGGGTTTACACCTGAAAACGTAGCAAACAAATCTACATCTACAAGTTTAGGAACAAGTAACACGCTTTACCCTACACAAAATGCGGTTAAGGTTTACGCTGATACGAAATTCACTTTACCATCACTCACAAGCGGCAGCGTTTTATTTTCAAATGGCACAACTATAGCGCAAGACAATGCGAACTTATTTTGGGATGACACGAATAATCGTTTAGGGATTGGAACGGCTACTCCTGTCGCTGCTTTAGATGTAAACGGAACAATAAGAGCAAGTACTTTAAGGGCTGATGTGCTTAATAATACAGCAAATACGGTTACATTAATTCAATTTACAGGCACAGGAAATAGACTTTTCGATAATTCAGGTGTACAAGTTGCTAATATTAGAAATTCAAATTTTCAAATTGGAACAACAACCGACGGAGGCTTTAAATTAGACGTAAACGGCACGGCGAGGGTGAGTGGTACGCTTTCAGTAAAAACAGCGAGTGGACAACAAAGAATTTCTTTTGCAAATACTGACCAAATATATATTGGATTAGGAGCAAACAATAATCAAATTGGAGCAAATAGTAGCAATAGATTATACATAGGTAGCGAGGGAGATTTGCCTATTTATACATTAGGAACGGGAACGGTTATTGTTGGAAGTTTAGCAAATCCCACATCAAGTGCGTCAGCAAAATTTAGAATAGATAGCACTACTCAAGGTTTCCTTCCACCAAGAATGACAAACGCACAACGTTTAGCGATTGCAAGTCCTGCTGTTGGTTTAATGGTGTATTGCACCGATGCAGTTGAGGGTTTATATGTAAACAAATCCACAGGGTGGACATTCGTAATATAATAAATAAAAAAATGGCACAAATTCAACCGATTAACTTTCCCTTTACAGGAGAAGCTACACAGCTAAAAGTTTTAATTTTAAACTTTCCAACCGATGCAACCACTTGCACGACTTACAACGAACTTTTGACTGAGGACAATGTAATGTGCGCTAATTGGAATTATACTTTGACCGATGACGAGTTTGCAGCGTGGGGCGAGGATAACACTTGGGTTGAAACTTGCGTAGCAAAAGACAAAAACATTACTATTTTAACATACTAAAAATGGAAGAGTTAAACGTACTTAAACAAGCGATTGAAATTGCAGTAAAAGCGGGAGTTTATCAAATGGCTGATGTTGTTGCTTTGTCGCAAATACTTGACAAATTAGCGGCTAAATTGCAAGGTGATGAAACAAATTAAGGAGCATTTACTGCCGATTGTTTTAATCGTTTTGGGCATACTTGACCAAACGACTCATTTGCTTGTTGATTTAATTAGTCAAGTAGGATTGCCCGATTATTTTGGAACAATCCTAAAAATTTCAGTTATAGTATTGGGAGGGATAAAGTTATACCTTTCGCAGCCAAACAAATTTAACTCATGAGCAACATTGAAAGCGAGCGACTGGATCGCATTGAGCAACACCTTAAGCAATTGAAACTCGATAGCGAAAACCGCTCAAACGACATAAAAGAGAT